CAGTTCGGAACTACATTTGGGATGACATTTCTCTGCCGTTCCCAATCAAATCCTGTCACTTCATTTCCAATCAGGTTACTGAAGAAGCAGACATTAAACTCAGGGCATACAGCAAGCAATTGAAGTCAGTTGTCAATGAGTTTGCCAAAGACTATGACAAATGGATTAAGGAATCGGAAAAAGCCTTAAAGAAAGATGGATTATTCGATAAGGAAGCATATCCGATGAACGTTAGGGAACGCTATTGGATTGAATGGAGATGGTTCGACATGACAATTCCTTCAGGTGTTACTGATGAAATGTACAAAGTCGAATCTAATCGCATTCAGGCAATGATGGATGAAACACGTCACAATTGCGTTATTGCAATGAGAGAAGGTTTTGGTGAGATCGTTTCTCATTTGACTGATACTTTGTCTGGAAAGCTCGATGGTGAGAAACGCAGGGTTAGACCTGAAGCATTGGAGAAGATCGATAAATTCTTTGAAACCTTCAAATACAAAAACATATTCAATGACAATCAATTGCAAGATCTGGTCATTAAGGCAAGAGATCTTATGTCTGACGTGACTCCAAAAGAATTACGCAATGATCTATCATTGACTAAACTCATTCACAGCGGTTTGAATGACATTACTAAGGAATTGGTTGAATCTACTGAAACCTATAAACGTAAATTGTCTTTTGATTAGGAGAACCTATGTTTGATCCAGAATTTTCAGTTGATCGGTACAATCTTGAGCTTGAAGCAGAACGTCAATCGGATCTAATGCGTAAATGGACTAAAAGGCAAGCTCGATATAAGAACTTATTGAAGAAATCACAAAAAGCCCTTGATATTCTGGAAGGCGAATTGTCTGAAGAATATAGACGTAACAAGAAGACATACGGCATTCAGAAAGATACCGATCAAGTGATTTTTCGATTGATTAAGGGTGATCCTAAATATGAAAAACAATATAATGAAGTCATGAAGTATCAAGTACTTTATGATGATGCCAAATCAGCAGTTGAATCAATTGTTGAGAAAGGATGGATGATTAAAGAATTAGTTAAACTCTGGTTGAACAATTACTATTCAACCCCAATTGTCAAAGAACATGATGTTAAACCTAAACGTTTTAATTTAAAGGAGGATTAAACTATGTCTTCATTACAAGATCGATTGAAAAACCGTAACAAACTGACTACTGGTGGTGGAACTGCAATTGGTGGTGGAAGCAAACTTAGAGATAAGTTTGTCAAGCGTGATACAGGTACGCTTGAAAAAACCTATGAAGAACGTGACAAACAGACCAAAGCAGGTTCAATGGGTAAATCCATTTGGAATTTGGAAATGTTGGAACAATATGGAATTGAAGAATGGCAACCTCACCAAACAGTCGGTGATCATTTCTTTGAAATCATGCCTGTATCATTCATTGCTCACGTTCCCTATCATTTTGAAACATGCGTTCATTTTGCAGTTGGATTTGCAAAAGATGCATTCATTTGTCCTCAATTATCTCACCGTAAACCCTGCTTCAGATGTGAAACTCAAGCAAAACTCTATCGAAAAAAAGATGAATATCTCAATTCCGGCATGTCTGAAGATAAATTCAAAGACATTGCAAAGAAGTATTATCCGCAGGATCGCATTCTCTATCTCATTTGGGAACGTACTCAGGAACTATTGGGAGAAGAAGCTGCCAATCACATTCTTAAAGTATGGAATGCTCCAAAGGTTGCCGTTCATCAGGAAATCCAAAACAAAGTTCGGGATAAGATCAATCGAACTACATTGGATATTTCAGACGTTCATCCTGGTGGTGAAGGACGTACAATTGCAATGGAAGTAACAAAGAGAAAGACTTCCAGAGGTACATTTCCAGGGTATAGTGCATTCGATCTGCATAAAAGAGAGAATCCTATTCCAGACGAGATCTTAGAGCAATTGGACGTTATCATAACCGATGCTCAAGAGCAGGGATTCAAAAATGCAATTGAAATGTTTTTGCATTATGCTGATTACGAAGAAATCAAAGAATCAATGGCAACAGAGGAAATGGAAGAAGAAGATACTGATGTTGAACAGGCAGCAGCAAATAAACCTTCATCTTTACGTCAACGATTGCGCCAAAAAGAAGAAGCAGAAAATGAAGCAGCAACAGGTGCAAGTGATGTTGGTCAATCAACTGTTGATGAAACTCTTGCTCAAATTGAAGCTGAATGCGCTGAACTCAAAGAGGAACTTACCTCAATGTCTTCAATTAAATTTAAAGCATGGTGTAATAAAAACGATTATAAAGTTGCTTTGGAATTCGATAATCAAATTGAAGCAGCAGAAGCAATCGTTGAAGACATTTACGAAAAACTTATTGAAGAAGCCGATATTAACATCTAACCGTTGGGGGTCTATCAGACCCCTAACATTCAATTAGGAGTATTGAAATGGCAAGAGTTAAATTACAATCAAAAGAACAGAGTCTACGTGAGCGATTGAAATCCTGTGAGCTATTGCCTGAAGTGGATCTGAAAAGACCATTAAATTTCATTGATTCTGGTTCTTGGATGCTGAATTTAGCTTTAACAAATAAAGTTGATTGGGGTTATCCAATCGGCAGAGTAATCAATCCAGTTGGTGATTACTCAACAGGCAAAACACTTCTTGCTTGTGAAGCAGTTAATAGCGTGTGGTATCTGGAACGTCTATTAAAGAAAAAGAAAGTCAAGATCTATTATGATGAACCAGAACACGCTTTTGATTACCGATTGGCAGCTAAATTCAAAATGCCTTTAAATGAAATCATTGGCCTACGTGAAGATTTAAAAGGCTACAAGCCCAAGAAAGGCCAAAAGGCTTTTAAACGTTCCAGAACAGTAGAAGACCTTTACAATAACATTGATACAATCAATCAAAAGGACAAGGATTACGATGTTGTTTTATATCTATTGGATTCACTCGATTCATTGACTGATGCCAGAGAAATAAAACATATTGAGAAAAAAGGAATTGAAAAACAGGATATGGGTGGTGGTAAAGCCAGAGTCCTATCTCAATTGTTTCGTAATTCAATTGAAAAAGTCCATGATTCAAACATTGTCTTATTTATCCTATCTCAGATCCGAATGAACGTTGGAGTTGTATTCGGAGATCCCAATACAAGGGCAGGTGGTAAAGCCCTTGATCATTACGCTTCCCAAATATTCATGCTTAAAGAAATAGGCAAAATCACTACTCCGGCAGGAATCAATCAAGGCATTGAAGTTAGAGTAAAAATCAAGAAAAACAAAACAGGTAGTCGATACAATGACGTTAATTTTAATATCCTTCATGGTTGGGGAATTGACAACTATGGATCTGCTGTAAATTTCCTTTGGGATAACAATCAATTTGAACGCAATGGCAATTATCTTGTTTGGGATGAAAAGAATATGTATCGTGCCGAATTGATTGAAATGGCAGCAAATGATCCAGATGTTGCCCAACAATTAAAATGTAAATTACAAGATTGTTGGAATGAGCTTATTTTGGAAGCTGAAATTGATCGAAAACCTAAATGGGGGGTCTAAACTTGAATGAATTAGAAAGTTTTTTTGAATTTTTTTTGAAAGCCGATTCTGAACAAAGAGAAGCAGTTTTTGGCAAAGTACCCAATTTTCGTGGTTTGCTGAGAACCAATGAAGAATTCACATTCATCAAATTAAATGACCTTATCAAATTATATGTTTATCTTTTTTATAAAGATGAAATCATAGCAGTTATTTTCGATCCTAAATTGGCAATTGAATATGTACCAAGGATCATGATGCTAAAGAGAGATAATCTGGATGCTTATTTCAAAGCAAAAACTTGTGATTTTATTATCGTTGATTTTGAAACGGTCAGTCAAGCAGAAGATTGGGTATTCTCATTTCCAACAAATGAAATCAAATATGAGATCTATCAGAACTCTAAATTAATTCGGGATAATGAAGGAAAAGTCAATGGCTAAAGGTGGTGAATTTGAAAATGATATGTCTAAAGAATTCTCATTATATCTAACTCATATGAGAACTGAAGATGGTGTTAAACGTACTGAAGCATCAGGTGCAAAAGCAACAAGCAAGTCAAAGGCCAAACAGAAAATGATTCGTCCTGATATGTTTGGTGACATTACCTATTGTCTTCCAGAAACAAAGTATTGGTTTGATGTATTCTCAATTGAATGCAAGACAGGATATGCAAAGAAAACAAAGTCAAAGAAAAAAGCAAGCACTACAATAACAATGTGGTCAATCATGGATCTAATTGATTCACAACAAAAAATGTCTGTCTTCCATGAATTTTGGAATCAATGTCTTAATGATTCAATTGAGTCTGATCGAGAACCATTACTTGTTTTCAGACGAAACAGACGTACACCTTGTATTGCTATGCATCAGGACATATTCAATGGATTTGCCTTGAAGTTTGGTGAACCTGATTTCAATTTAATTATAGTCGAAGGTGGTTTCTGTTATTTGCCTGTAGTTACCATGAATCTTAGACAATTTTTTAATTGGACTGAGAATATAAGTTCATCTGTAATTCAGAACTATATTATCCGGCAATTAATGAAAAGAAAGGAGAATGCTTATGATCGGTGCAAGTTATAAAGTCAATGCTTGGGGGAATTGGGTAAGTATATTATGGTTTGCAGCATTAGGTTGTTTATTTGTTGCTCTTTGGATTAGTTCTTATGAATTTAGACAACTATGCAAAGATATACACAATGCCTATCATCAATTTATATACATATTGGAGGGAATCAATGGCTAAAAATAATATTAAATGGGTTTTTAATAACCATTCAATAGAAAGGTTCTTTGAGCGAACTGCTTTAAACATTACCAAAAAGCAGATCGCCAAAGCAATAACTAATAATCAAATAATATATTTCAAACGTGTAAATGCTACTCGATCAATGGCTTATATTCATGTCAATAAAGAAATGATTAAAGCTGTTGTTCATAGAAAGAAAAACAAAATCATTACGATCTTACCCTGGAAATCTATATTCCAGTACACAGTTGAAATCAAAATACAGAAATTTAATAATAAGATCTTCAGGGTAAATCTTTTTCCAGACTGTTATCTTGAAACTAATAAAACTGAAGCAATGACTAAAATGTTTGAATGTCATGGTAAAGATCATTATTGGAGTCAACCAGGATATACCAAAATGCAATTCAATCACCCATTATTTGATAAAGTATTTGAAATTGCCTGGGATTATTTTCAATCAACCGATGAAGATCATTTACATATAATAAACGAAAGGAGTGAAGGTAATGAAACGTTTGAAATTAAAGGAAAAGCCAAAAAAGTTAAAGCTCTCATTGAATACAGCATCTACACAGAAGATTCAAACTCAGGAATCTACTCAACAGCAGGATAGTAGTCCTGATATAGAAATTATTCTAAAAGAATATCACAATCAAACCAAAGAAAAATACATTCCACCTTTTGAATGGATTCGTTTTGATGAACATCTCCCATTAGATAACGATGATTACATCTTAGTCTGGAATCCAAAAGCCAAAGCATTATCTGACAACAGATCTTTTATTATGTTACAGCATTATCTTTATGCTAAATATATGAAATGGCCTAATGAATCTACTCATTGGATGCGTATAGCCTTGCCGGAGGATTAATGTATTTTACAGAACTTAAAGTCAAAGGATTTGGTCAGCATATTGAAA